CGTCGTTCCTCCTTCAGCTTGGCGTTGTGCGCCGACACCGCCGTGACCAGCGCGGCGACCCCCACCAGGGCGAGTGTCGCCGGGTTCAGCAGCCCGGTCAGCGCCGAACCCACCCCGCTGATCGCCGACCCCCCGGCGGCGGAGGTGGTGGCGAGCCCGGTGACCGCAGCCTGCACCCCGGACAGGACCGGGCTGACCAGTCGGCCCGCCTTCTGCAAGGCGAGGAACACCCCGATCGTCGCCAGCACCGGGGCGGGAATGTCGTCCACCACGTCCACCAGGCCCTGTAGTACCGGGGACAGGTCTTCCACGACGACGAGGGCGCCGTGCAGTGCCGGGGTCGCCACGCCGATCAGGGACGCCGCCAGCGGCAGCACGTCCACCGCGAGTTCCCCGAAGATCGATGCGAGGTCCACCAGCGCAGGCTCACCCCGGCGCAGTTCTTCCAGCACCGGTTCCAGCAGCGGCTTGCCGACGACTTCCAGGGCGTTCTGGAACTCCTCCTTGACGCTGCGCAGCCCGATCACCGTCTGCTCGGTGCCGCGCTGGAAGTCCGGCCCGAGGTTCCCGCCGAGCTGCTCCACCGCGAGCGCGGCACCGGCGGCGCTCTTCTCGAACAGGTTCAGCGAAGCCGCGTCGTCCTTACCGGTGTCGGCGAGCGCGCGGGCGTTGATCTCCGCAGCGGTGAGGGCGAGCCCGAACGGGGCGAGCGCCCGGCCGCCACGGGCGAAGCCGGTGGTGAGACGCGCGGCGATGTCACCGGCCTCGCCGAGTGTCGGGTTCACCACGGACAGCCGCAGCGCGAGGGCGGCAATGTCCTGGCTGACCTGCACGATCTGGTTGTCGCTGGCCCCGCCGGAGCGGCCGAGTTCCGCAAGCCGGGCGATGGACAGTTTCAGCGCCTCGTCGGAGGAGCCCGCTCTCTCGGCAAGCGCGGTGAGGTCCCCGGTGAGCCCGCCCACGTCGATCTGCTGCACGCTGTCAGCGAGGTCGCCGAACGTGCTGGCGAGCCGGGCGTCGGCGATCTCCGCCTCGTCGGCGGCGTGGAAGGCCTCCGTCGCCCCCACCGCGACAGCGGCAAGCCCGGCGGCGACACCGCCGAGGGACGACTCCTCCGGCAGGGCCTCCTTCAGGCTGCCGAGTTCACCGGCGGCCAGCCCGGCGGCCACGTCGAGGGCGCGGGTGGAGGTGGTGACCCCTTCGATGCTGGCGCTGCTGGCGTCCGCCGCCGCGCCGAGGTCGGCGATCTCCGCCGCCGCGCCTTCCACGTCGGCCTGCACGGTGATGGTGCTGTCGGCGGAGGTGACGGCGTCGCTCACCTCGGAGGTGACCGCGTCGAGCCCGGTCGCCGTGACGGTCACGGCGGTGTCGGCGGAGGCGACCCCGGCGTCGATCGCGTCGCTGACCGATGCGGTGGCGGCGTCGAGCCCGTCCAGGCTCACGGCGGCGACAGCGTCAGCCCCCGCGACCGCCTGCTCCACCGACGAGGCCAGGCCCGGCCCGTCGATCGTCACCTCGGCCGGGGTTCGCAGCACGTCCAGTGCGTCGGCGAGCGCGACCTTGAACGACGACGCCGCCTGGGTAAGCGCGTCGTCCACGCGGTCCACGCCGCGCAGCGCCTCCGCCACGTCGAGTTCAAGCGTCTCCTGCAGCGCCACCGGCGGCTACCCCACTCGTAGGTTTCTGCGGGCTACGGTAGCGGACACGGGTCCCGCTGTGGGGTCCGGCGGCGGTCGGCCTTCCCGCGCCGCCGCGACACGCTCCGCCAGCAGGTCACCTCCGGTGTCGGGTTTGATCCCGAGCGCGGCGGCGACCTGCCATACCTCCATCCGGTCCACCACGTCAGGTGAGACCTGACCGGCGTGCCACATTGTCTCGTACAGGTCCGCGAACAGCCCCAGCGGGCCGGGCAGCGCGGAGGGGGCTGTGGGGCGGTCGGTGGCGGTTACCGGCCGCCATGGTCCAAAGGGACGTTCTGCCAGTGGTTCACCAGCGCCACCGCCGTACGGGTGTCCACCGCCCACGTCGGAAGGTCCGCGACCGGCCCGGCGGGGAGCGGCTTGTCGCCGAGCATCTCGACCACCTGTCGGGACCATGCGCCGCGCCGCTCGTCCAGTTCGATCGTCGCCTTCCGGTCGATGTTCCGCCACTCGTCCCGCGCCTCCGCGTACGCGGCGTAGGCGTCCGCGTACTCCGCGTCGTCCTGCCCGGGGGGACGGACCGGGGGGACGGGCTTCTCCGGGTGGGCGTGCAGCAGGTCCCGGACCTCGTCGTTGGTCTGCTCCAACGCCTCGTGCAGCACCCGTAACTCCCCGACCCGGGGGCGGCGCAGCGTAGTCGTCGCACCGGTCTTGCCGTCGAGCGCAAGGCGCACCCGGCCGTCCGGCAGCAGGGTCACGGGCATGTCAGAGTCGGGCACGGTCGCTCCTACGAGGTGGCGGTGGGGCGGGACAGTTCGATGTCGAGCAGCAGTTGCCAGCCCGCCATGCCCCCGGCGGGACCCAGCGGGGTGAGGCTCACCAGCGCGGACTTCGCCGACGGACCGTCGGGCAGCAGGGTGCCGTTGCCGCGCCGGAACACCACCCCGTCCCAGATGGCGAGCGCGTCGGTGAGCGAGGCAAGCGAGGCGGCGGTGATCGTGTCCGCGCCGGGCGGCATCGCGGCGGGGGCGCAACGCCACGTCTGGAAGGCGAACCGGCCCTGCGGCACGATCGCGCACCCTTCGGTGACACGCGGGTTGCTGTTGAGCTGGTGCGGCGTCACCGACTGGAGGTACACGGCGAGCAGGGAGCAGACGCCGATGTCCACGGCGGGCGCACCGTGGGACAGGATCGCGCTCTCCGGCGGGGCGGGAAGGTCGACGATGGCGTCGGTGAGCAACTTCTGAAGGATCGGCACCGGGTCCACGTCAGCCCCTCCTGGTCGTCGGCGACGGTCGGCCGCACTGGCAGCCCTCGATACAGCACGTCGGGTACTTGTCGTCGTAGTCATATATGTCGTGGAACACGTTGGCATGCCCGCACGGTGGATCGTTCGGGCACAGCCACCACGGTTGCACCATCGTCAGCCGTCCCATGCGGCAGGAAACTGCTCGGCTACTCGCTGGGACCAAAAGGACACAGCGTTGCTGAACCAGTGGGAGCCGGTTGTGCCGGGGTGGCTGACCTGCCGCGCGAACACAACACCGACCCGGCCGTCGAACCGCAGCATCGCCTGGCCGCCCAGCCAGCCGCGTCGTCCAGCAAGGGGGAAGATCATGTGCGGCTTTGTGCCCTCGTCTGTCCACACGGCCTGCGGCGCATCCGCGAACACCGCCGCTGATGGTCTCAGCGGGTCGCCCAGGCCAGTTGCACCATGAATGCTGCGGTACAGGTCTCCCGTCTTGTACGGGGCATCGGCCTGCAATTGGTCCACGAGCGCGTCGGTCGCCCGGGTGACCGCGCGGTCGGCGCCATCTCGAATGCGCTGACGCAGCGCCGAGGAGTCAGCCATCGCCTGACCCGATCCGCCACGGCCCCGGTCCGTCCGGGGCCAGGTCCGCCCACCAGTCGGGGGCCAGGCGCAACGTGTGCTCGTCATTCACCGCGAGAGTGACCGCCCTGTCGTTGTGGGTGATCTGCTCGGATGTCTGCGGCAGGACCGCGACGTGGAACTCGTGCTCACTCGGGTACAACTCGCGAAGCAGGCGCCACAGGAAACTCTTGCTAGCCACGTCCGTACACCTCGCTCCGGGTCGCGATCCCGTACAGCACCGCAGGCGGGAGATGGCCGAGGTGCCATGCGGTGCCGCACGGGTACGCGCTCAGGTGCTGCCCGGCGGCACGCCGCTTCGCGATCTGCCTGGCGATCCGGCGCGACGGGTAGCGGACCAGGGGCTTGCCGCAGCACCGGCACGGTGTGCGCTCCGTCGGCGGGACGCGGTCGTGTTCGCTCGTCGCTCTCACCTTCCCCTGCTTACCGTCACGGTCTCACGGATCGCGTCGGCCGCGCGTCTCGCCGCGCACCCGTCCAGCAGATCGCCGAACAGGTCCGCCACCACCGCCCTGCGCCGCTCCCGGGCCGGGTCGAAGATCGACTCGCCGAGGGCGTCCGCCAGTTCCCCGGGCTCGCTCACCCGCAGTCCCACGTCGGCATGCGACCAGAACCGCAGCCCGTGCTCCACGTTGCGTCGGTACCACGGGGCGTCCAGGACCACGACAGGGCGGTCCGTCGCGGCCATCTCGTAGAGCACAGAGCTGTTGTCGCACACCAGGAGGTCGGCGCGGTCGAGCACTCCCTGGAAGTCCGGCTCGTACTCGGCGCCCGCCCACTCCCAGGTCCGGCGCATCACCTTCTCCGCGCGCGGGTGACCGTGCCCGAGCAGCGTCCACCGGCTGTCCGCCGCCAGGCCCGGCAGGGCGGCGCGGTAGTGCGGCAGCGCCGAGCGGGTCTCCGGGACGAAGTCGGAGTCCCAGTGGAAGGCGACCGCCACCGTCGGGCGCTCCGGCATGCGGCGCGACCACTGGTCGTCCAGTCGCGGTATCCCGACGACGACGCTCGGGGTGCGCGGGTAGCGCGCCCGGTTCAGGTCGGCGGCCCGCTGCGTGGGGCACAGGAACAGAGCGACGTTCCCCCGCTGCGGCCCGCCAGCGAACGCTCCGTGCGGTCGCGTGTAGGTCTGACCGATGCCGTGCTCCATCAGGATCGTGGGCCGGGGGGCGACCCGGCGGGAGTCCCAGAAGGAGGCGACGAGCACCGGGCGCCCGCGCCGGGTCGGCATGCCGACCGCGTGGTCGTCGGGGAGCACCGTGGCGCGGCTGTGCGCGACAGCGGGGGTGACGTAGAGGGTGCCGCGCTCGTCGGGGCGCAGGGCCTGCCAGACGGGCAGCAGATGATCCAGGTAGTGCGGTTCGCTCGCATAGCCGTCGATCACGAGACGCGCACCGTTGCCCGGGGATGCTCGGCGCACGCCTCCGCCAGTCTGCGGAGGAACGCCAGCGCGCCCTCGTAGTCGCCCCAGCCGTTCGGCGGGTTCATGGCCCGGTAGGTGTCGGGGTCTGCTTCCATCCGCTCCACCGCACGGGCGATCACGCCGCCCGCCTCGCTGCACGGCGCACCGTCCAGCGCGCGCAGCCCCTGGGCCGTGGACTGCTCCGTTCTCCACTCGCCGGACTCCCGGTCGTACACCCGGCACATCTTCGGGCTGCCGTCGGGCTCGTATCTCCGCCGCTCGGGATGCCGAGCGCGAGGGCCCACATCGGCGCCACGTTGTAGGTGTAGTTGCCGATGTCGCACACCATCGCGGGCTCAGGTCCGCCCGTGTCGATCACGAGGTACACGTCGAAACTCATCCGTGACCCTCCGCCGCAAGGTCGTTCTCGCGGAGCGGACACCGTCCGCCGTACGCGACCGCACCGCCCCGGCGGATGAAGCACGTCGGGCACAGCAGCCCGGACGGGGCGCCGAGCACCCGCCGCCACTCGGCGTCCTCCGCGAACCACAGCGGGTAGTCGCCGCCGCAGTCCTGGCAGCGTTCGGTCCCCCGGTTCAGCAGCCCGTGGAGCATGAAGTCGTGCCAGAGCAGGCGGAGCCGCCCGGCGACCGACGTGGGGCGGGCGTGCCGCGCGGCACGGACTGCGAACCGCAACCTGCCGAGCGTGTGGCCGAACGCGCCGAGGCAGCGAGGCTTGGCGCAGGTCCAGCACGTCCCGTCGTCGCGGGTCTGCTTCATGGGCCGACCACGGAGACCTCGGGGGCGGGTCCTGCGCCTGGCCCGCCCCCGAGGTTCGTCCCGGCATCGTTGACGCGAACACCGGTCCCCTCGCCCGCCTGGGCCCCTTCCCCGGCGGCTGTAGCGGACGAGAAGTCTGTAGGTGGGGTGTTCACTCGATCACCCCGGCTGTGACTACGACGCAGCACTTACCCGCCCATCGCTTGCCCCTGTCGAGGCGCACGACGGGTTCGGTGAGGCGAGCGTCTGCCCGGCGGGCAAGGGTGGTCAGCCAGCCGTACATCTCGTCCGCCACCCCTCCCGGCTCGTCCGTCACGACGCTCGCTTCGATTCGAAGCCCCATCGCGCCCTCGGGCGGCAGAAAGGCCACCTGCATGATGGGCCCACTCACCTGCGCCGCCCCTTCCTGTGCGTGCCCCGGCCCGGCCGCTTCGCCTGCCAGCGTTCGATCGCCGACCGGCGCCACAGCGGAGTTGGTCCGAACCTGGTTCCCGGTTCCGGGAGCAGCCCCCGGCTGCGGTACGTGTACACGGTGCTCCGTCGCACCCCGAGCAGTTCCGCCACGTCCCCGGAGGTCAGCCACGGGTCGCTCACGCGGGCACCAGCCCGCGCGCCAGCCACGCCGCCGCGTCCTCCGGGGACAGACCACGGAACCCGGCGAGGTCCAGCGCCAGGTGGTCGAACACCTCCCGCTGCTCCGGGATGAGAGCGGCGATGCTCTCCGCCTCGCGCGGATGCTCGGATGCGACACGGGTCAGGTCGATCACGGGATCAGCCACTTCACACCTCGGTTCACCGCGCGGCGGGACAGCCGCAGCCCCCGCTTGCGAACCACCCGCCGCGCGGTGGCTTTCGGGCCGCGCGACACGGCGCGCGCGTCGTTGCTGAACGACAGCGCCCGGTACAGGGCGGATCGGAGGGTCATCGCTGCACCGGCTCGGGCACGCGGTAGGTGTCGGCGGGAACCCAGCGGTTGTCGATCCGGTAGTAGCAGCCGGACGGGAAGTCGTAGCGGCGCTCCACCCCGAGCCTGGCGGCGGCCTGTCGGCACTCGGCCCTGTCGAGTGCGGTGAGCCCCCACACGATCCCGCCGACGAAAATCGTCACCAGGGCAAGGACCAGGAGTCCCGCCAACACCCGCCACCCGACGTCCAGGCAGACATCCACGAACCGATCCCAGAGGTCCATGCCCGCAGCGTGGGCTACCGCAGCGACTTAGTCAAGCCCCGCTCGACATTCTCTCCCGCGAGCAACGCCTGGAACCGGGGCAGCAGCGTCTCCCAGGCGATCGACTCCGCGTACCGGTCCGCCTCGTCCGAGCAGCGGGCCACCATCGCCGGGTCGGAGGCGAGCCGGTCCATCACCCGCGCCAGCGCCTTCGGGTCCGCGTCGGCGACCTGCACGACCCCGCCCGCCATTCGTCGTGGGCTGCGGCGGGTCACGGGGACCAGCGCCTCCGCCGGAAGCCACTCGTTCTGCGGTGCCACGTCGAGCGACACCACCGGCATCCCGAGAGACAGGGCCTCGTTCATGGGCAGGCTCTGCCCGGCGTAGCGGCGCGGCAGCAGCAGCACGTCCCCGTCGTCCGGCCACCACCGCCAGTAGTCCGCCGTCTCCGGGCCCTGCTCGACTGCCACCCGCCCCACCCGGGACGGAAGTTTCCCAGGACGGCCGAGCACCACCATGCGCACCGGGACCCGTACGTGACGCAGCGCCGCCAGCACCAGGTCCGTCCCGTTGCGGTCCGCCATCGCCGGGGCCGCCGCATGCACGAACGTCCGCGCCTGCGTGCGGCGCCGGAACGGGAACCGGTCCCGCGCCACCGGGAACGGCAGCACCACAGGGTCAGGCAGCAGGTCCAGCCGCCACGACGTAGGCGCGAGCACGAGGTCGGGCCGGGAGCCTTTCCACAGCTCCGGGTTGGCGTGGCACACGGTCCGCACCCCGGCCTGTCGCGCGCGGCCGAACGCGTCGGCCCGGTACGGGGTCTCTGCGCACCACAGCACGTCCAGCCCGTCGAGAAAGCAGTCGAGGACGTCAGCAGGCACCTCGCCACCCCGCACGACTGTCGCGTCCGGGTACCAGGACAGGTCCACCGGCCCGCGCGCAGCCCCGAGGTCCACGACGAGCGTCCTGTCGGGGCTGAGGTGGCGGTGAAACTCCCTGGTCTGCGACGCGAGCCCGCCACGGTCGGCGCGGGCGCCCAGCAGGCCCAGCCTCACGGCAGGCGGTCCGCGTACAGCATCCCGCCCGTGGAGGGTCGGCCGATCAGGTCAACGTGGTGCGTCTCCGACAGTCGCTGGACCAGCCGCCCGAGTTCACCGTCGGGGACGGGGGCGTGCCACTCCATCGTCAGCCAGCGCACCTGCCGCAGCACCTCGTCGGAGACGGTGGCGAGCACCGCCCACTCCCCGCCTTCCACGTCCATCTTCACTACGGCGTCAGCGTCCGGCGGCAGCAGGCCCGACAGGGGGAACATGGGCACGTCACCGACGCCGGGGTCCACCTGGCCGCACCCGCCGGGGTGCTCCGGCCCGTGGAACGACCCGAACGCGCACTGTCCGCCGCCGACCGCGCCTTCGATCACCCGCACCCGCTCGGTGGCGCTGTTGGCGTCGAGGTTCTCCCGCAGCGTCTCGACGTTGCGCGGGTCCGGTTCGACCGCGACCACCTGCGCGCCGAGCCGGGCGGCGAGCACCGAGAACGCGCCGACGTTCGCCCCCAGGTCGAGCACAAGATCGTCAGCGCCGATGCAGCCCTGGGTGACCCGGTACACGTTCTCCGTCCACACCTCCGCCACGACGATCCGGTCGTCGGGGCTGTCCGGCCGGGGCCAGAAGATGCCGAGCGTGTCGAGCGGGCCCCGGACGACGAGCGGCTCGCCTCTCACCCGACGGCCACCGGCAGCAGCGCCAGGAGTTGCTCGACCCGGCGCTCGTACGTGTGGTGAGCGAGGACGTGCCTCCGGCCCGCCCGGGCTACCAACTGGCGGAGGGGAGCATCGGCCAGGGCCTCATCGACCGCATCGCGCAGCGCCCCCCAGTCCCCTAACGGCCAGGTGAACAGGTGCTGTCCGTCGTCGTAGTGGGTGCCGTCGGTGACGCCTTCGACGGCGGGGTGAACGAGGAACCCGCCGCGCCCGATCGTCTCCGGGACCCTGTCGCTGATGTAGCGCGTAGCCCCGCCGACCAGGCACGAGTCCCCGACGAGCACCTTCACGCTCGCGTACAGGTCGCGCAGCGCCTGGCCCCGCAGTGCCTGCTGCCGGGGCTGCGGCCAGAAACGCACACGCGGGCCGTACGTGTCCCGCAGGAACGCCACCAGCTCGGCGCGGTGCGGCCACTCCGCGTGGTAGTGGCCCTGCCAGGACCCGACGAACGCCACGTCGGACATGAGGTTGCGCCGGGGCGTGCCTGGCTGGGCCTCTGCGAGCGAGACCGCTGGCGGAAGCCACACGTGGTTCACCCCGGCGTCGCACCACTGCTGGTCGTGCCCGCCGTCGGCGGTGACCAGCAGGTCGGCGCGGAAGAACGGCTCGTCGTACACCTCGTGCTCGCGGGCGAGCCCCCACCAGCGGTCCAGGTGGTAGCCGACCACCGGAACCCCGGCGTCGCGGAACCGCTGGACGGTCTGCGCCTGCACGCGCCGGGCCTCGGCCGGGTCGGGCCAGTGCCAGGCGGTGCGGGTCCACAGCAGCAGGTCGAAGTCGGGGGGGAGGCGACGCCACGCCGCGAGGTCGTCTTCCTGCACCTGCGTGACGGTGTGGCCGTGGTGACGGAACGCCCGTGCCAGGTGGTTCTCGGTCGAGTGCGGCGCCCGGAAGTTGCCGAGGTAGGCGACTCTCACGACGCGCCGGTGTCCCGCACCACCCGGGGACGGCCCGGGACGTGGATCGTCGCGGGCCGGTGCTTCGGGTAGCGGCCGACGAACAGGTCCACCGAGTACACGCCGAACCCGCCGGAGGCGACGATCGCCAGCGGGTCGATGAGCGCCACCTGCACTCCCTGGCGGATCATCGACGTGACCCTCGGCGGCAGGGCGCAGTCGCCGCCCGCGCTGCCCTTCGCCAGTTCCAGCGCCAAATCGACGCAGGCCAGCACCCCGTCAGACGGCGGCAGGGTGCCGTAGGTGAACGTGACCTGCCAGGTGTCGACTTCGGTCGTCGGCTTCGACAGGTCTTGGCAGCAAGGGAAGCGCAGCAATGTCCCGTCGTCCTTGCGGAGCCCCACCAGCCAGCGGTTGTCGTGGACCGTGTACCACGCCGGGGGGATCACCTGGCCGTCGATCAGCACCTCCACGACGGAGGTCAGCGGTTCTCCGCCGAGGGTGACCTGCGACAGCCCGACGCAGGAGCACTGCCGCGACAGCGGCATGTTGCACGCGCAACCACCCCAGGAGCGCTGCCAGTCCTGCGCCCAGCCGAGCGCGAAGGCGCCGTCGAGCACGGTCCCGTGGTAGGCGGGTCCGAACGCCGACCCTGTCCAGCGCCCGCACGGTCTGACCGTGTCCTCGCAGGACCCGGGCCAGCGTCCTCCGGTGGCCTCGTACAGCAGGTCGGTGGCGACCGCGAGCAGGTCCGCCAGCCCAGGCGTGGCCGCCGCTGCGGCGCCGCGAAGACGGGTCACGTCGTCCAGGGACGCCCACGGGCTGCAGGCGGAGACGCGGGGCTCACCCACCGCTAGCCGCCAAGGACGCCGGAGGCTACCAGGGCGGCGAGGATCGCGTTGACCTTGGCTTCCAGGGCGTCGAGCCGGGTCTCGGCGCCGTTGCGGAGCGCCGTGATCTGCCCGGCCACGTCGGTGAGCAGGGTGATCGCGCCGACCGTGGGCAGGTTGGAGGGGACGAGCGCGGCGATAGGCGACTGCCCGCCAGTGACGATCCCCGGCGTGCCGACGTGGGAGCGCGCGTCGTGCTGGGCGGCGGAGACTCCGGTCCAGGCGGCGGTCATGTAACCACCTCGGACAGGGTCGGCGCTCTCACAGCGAGCGGACCGCGAAGTCGTCGAACCGGGAAATGTCGTCCCCGATGCTGAGCAACCCGCAGTCCTGGCCGGTCAGCAGCGTGGCGAGGGTACCAGTCATCTCCTCGACGCCGTTGCGGGTAGCGCTGACGTCTGCACCGGACACGGTGAGACCGATCCGGTCACCGCCGGTGACGAACCCGCCGGACAGGGTGCCGAGGGTGGTGGCGACCCCGGCGACGACTTCCTGCACCTGGCCGGTCATCAGCAGCCGCACGTAGTTGTTGGCGTCGGTGTAACGCACGACCAGGGCGACGCCGCTGGACACGGTCGGCACGTCGACGGCGGCGGTGTAGTCGTCCACCCCAGCGTCGACGGTGCTGGTGCGCGCGTTCGTGTCGGGGCACCCGGCCTCGTTGGCGGCGACCTCGAACCCGCCGCCGACCTGCGCGGTCCACGGGGAACCCAGCGCGCCGTTGGCGCGGTTGAAGTCGTCGGCGAAGATCAGCGCGATGTCCACCGTCGACAGGGTGCCGTCGTCGGCGACCTTGAGCCGGTACTTGGTGCTGTCCGGCGAGATGAGTACGACCCCGGTTCCGTTGAAGAAGTTCATGTCGGTGAAGCAGCGGATCGCGACGGGGCCGGAGAACTTCAGCGCCCCCCCTCCGCCGTGGCTGATGATCCCGCCCTCGGCGTAGGGGTCGAACGTGCCGTCACCGACGGCGAGGCACGTGTCTTCAGGGTCGCCCCCGATGATCACGCGCGGGAAGGCATCGCCAGCGATAGCCCATGCGAACGCGGTCGTGTTGCCCGGGAAGACGACCGTCGTCAGTTTCCCGCTGCCCGTGATGGTGTTGTCGTACGTCGCCGTGTCGATGACGACCCCGGCTGGGTCGGCGAGCGGGAGTCCCGCCGCAGGGAGGTCGGTGATCTTCGCGACCGCGACGTCATCGAGCGTGAGGACGCCCGCCGCGTCCAGCTTCAGCAGGTGCGCCCCGTCCGGGCCGACGTACACCTTGACTTCCTGGTCCCCGTCCGCCGCCCCGGTCTGCCAGAACACCCCGTTGCCGGACCCGGCCAGCGCGTCCACGTCCGTCAGGGCCGCCGTGTTGCCCGAGCCCGGACCGGCGGCGACGGCGGAGTTGCCGCCGTCCGCCCGGACACCGGCCACAGCCTCCGAGCCGTTACCGCCAACCGTCACCCACCCGGTGGCGTCGGAGCCGTAGACCTTCTCGTACAAGGCCCCGTTGGTGGCGTCCTGGTAGAGCGTCCCGACCGGCGCGGTGACCGCGCCCTCCGGGCTGCCCTCACCGGACAGGCCAGGCAGGCCGCCGACGTCGGCCGCGCCGAGAACCACCGCCCCGGTCTGGCCGTTGACAGACGCCACCGACCCACCGCCGCCGCCACTACTGCTGTACGGGGCGTCGTGCCCGGTCGCGTCGTCCCGGACTGTCATCTCAGGCCCCTACGACGCGAGGGTCTGGTAGCCGCACACACCGGCGGGCAGGGTGTCATCCAGGAACCACGCGCCCGGCTCCGACACCTCCTGCGGCCAGTCCGCCATCGGCCCGGTGCCGAACTGCGGGTTACGCACCGCCGTGCCGGTGAGCTTCAGGCGCAGCAGGTCGTTGCCGAACGTCTGGTCCGTCACCCGCCAGGTGGTCTTCTCGTAGGCGAAGCGCATGTACAGCGGCACCCCACCCTCCACCGCCTGCGCGGTGTTGTCCCACGCCTTCGCCCACGTCTCGATCGAACAGCCCTCGTACGGGCCTGCGGACGCGGGGCGAGGCTCGAAGCCGACGGTGCGGCCGTCCTTCACGATGAGCGTGCCGCCGGTCATGACCTCGGCGAGTTCCGCGTCGAGCTGGCACAGCTCGGTGGTGAGCGTCCACTTCTCGATCGTCGGGTCGCCCTCATAGGAGAAGCACGAGGTGTCGCAGCCGTTCTTCACGTTCACCGAGGTGCCCGCAGTCTCCTGCGGGGTGGCGACGAAGGCCAGCGGCGCCACCGCCTCGTACAGCCCGCTGGCGCCGTAGTCGAACCCACCGGCGGGGGTGAGCCGGGCGGCGCGGATCGCGCAGATGAACGCGGCGGAGTAGCACGGCTCGGTCATCGGGTGCTCCCTATGGTCATGCGGTGCGCTCCGGGATGCCGGTGATCGCCACGCCCAGATCGACGTTGATGCCGTAGTGGCGGCAGCGTTCCCACGACGCGGCGACGATCCGCTCGGCGCGGGTCTCCACCGTGTTCTTGCTGCGGTCCAGCACGTCCCACGGGAACCTGCCGACCGCGACGATGCTGCCGACGAACACGTCCGCCACGTCGGTGGCGTACGCCCACGCGTTCCGGCCCGCCGGGTCGGTCTCGCCGCCGCCGGTCACGGCCCCGTTGCCGTCGCGCTCGACGGGCGAGGAGCCGTCGTAGCCGGTGCCGGGGACGACGATGTTGTCGAACTCGTCGTAGATGGTGAGGCCTTCACGACGCAGCCCGGAGTGGCTGGCGAACCACGCGTCCACGGTGCGGTGCGTGGCGTGGATCATGCCCCGCCCGCCGGTGCCGGTGGCAGCGAGGGCCTGCTGCAACGCGCCCAGCGCCGCCAGCGCGGGAACAGCGGTGCCGCCGTTCAGCGCGTTCCCGGGGGGCAGGTCGGCGAGGAACGGGTTCGGCCAGCCCTGCGCGGTGGCGATGTCGCCGCGCCAGAACTCCCGCTCCACCTCGTGCGCTGTGGACGCGTCGAGTAGACCGGAGGCGCGGGCCTCCAAGTCCTCGCCGTTGGGCAGTGACGAGCAGATATCCCCGGCCCACGCGTACCACGGGACGACGGAGACGATCTCGTCCAGCCCGGCGACCAGGACCTTCTCCGTCTGGGAGTCGTCTCCGCAGGTGACCCCCGCTCCGGAGGTGCCGCAGGCGCGGGTGCGGTAGCCGTAGCCGCCGATCCACGGGGGGACCGTCCCGCCGGTGAGTTCGTTCGGCCGCCCCTCCAAGGGCTGCCCGTCCTCCCCGACCAGGACACCCGGCCGGGCGGAGGTGAGCAGGCTGACGCGGGGGGCCTCCGGCAGAGGACCCCTCGCGACAGTTCCGCCGAACACCACCGGCTAGGACGCCGTCGTACCGCAGATCGCGGTGGTGTCCACCGCGTCCGCCACCGACCCGTCGGCGCACAGCTCCTGCCGCACCCACACCGAGCCCTTCGCGGGCCCGATGTAGGCGTGGCCCTGGAACGACTCGGAGAACACGCGGGCGTTGTTCTTGGCGTTGAGCACCGAGTCCCGCACCAGGCCCAGGTTCAGCTCCGGCGCTTCGAGCTGGATGTGCGCGCCCGGCACCGACAGGCCCCACTCGGCGTGGGTGGGCAGCTCGGCGATCGGGTCGCCGTCGTCGGCGACCTCCGGGATCTGCCCGGCCCCGGTGGGGGAGTCCACGTAGAACGTGGGCACGATGCCGCGCGAGCGGAACAGCGACATCAGCCGCTCGACGGAGAAGTCCCAGGAGGTCTCGCCGGGGAACATGGAGCGCAGCACGTCGATCCGGCACGCCTCGATCAGCCAGTCGGGGCCGGTCCACACCAGCGGCGCGTCGAGCGCCGGGTTCCCGGCCTCCATCCGCTGCTGGGCGCGGATCGCCGCCGCCGCCAGGTCGAGCGCGGCGAAGAAGTCCTTGGCCGCGCCAAGCGCACGGGCGCGGGTGTTGAACACCGAGTCGGCCTTGATCGCGTCGAGCAGCAACGTCTCGGTGCGGCGGTCGTGCGCCACGTCCGCCAGCTCCGTCGCCTGCGCGAACAGCTCCGGGTAGGACATCTGGCCGAGGTTGCCGTACTCGATGCAGATGCCGACGGCGCTGATGAGTTCCTCGCGGAACTCGTCGCAGTCGATGTGCCAGCACGGCTTCGTCTCGTCGCCGTCCTGCGCCGCGATGTCCTGCGCGTTGGTCCAGTCGAACACCGCGTCCCCGGCGTTGTTGCCGACCGGGATGTCCGACAGGCTGAACGGGCTGGCGAAGCGAATCCCGGCCCGGGGGGCCTGCATGGAGATGGTGTAGCCGTCGCGCACCGGACGACCGCGCTGGGCGACGGTGAGCCGGTCGTAGTACGGGGTGGTGATGCCGCAGAACCCGCCCGCCGCGACCATCGCCGCCGGGGTCTGGCGCAGGAACTCGCGGGCCCGGTCCCCGACCTCGGTGCGGGCCGCTTCCAGGCGGGCGGCGTTCACGGTGGGGTCGTCGGTGAGGGTCCGCTCCGCCGGGTACTCGCGGACGGCGGAGGCGACGACGACCTTGTCCTCGCTGGTGCCCCGGCCGGGGCCGAGGTTGCGGGCCCGCTCCTTCATGAGTGCGCCGAGAGTCTTGCGGTCGGTGATCTCCGCGCCTTCGCGCACGATGCCGGGGGCACCGGCGGCGGCGACGAGCGAGATCCCGTGCCGGTCCGCGACCGGGGTGGTCCCGGCGGGCTGCATGGCGTTGAGCGCGGCGAGGGAGGCACGGCGGGGCCGGGGAGCGGCGGAGGCGGCGACCGGCTCGGCCGTGGCCTCGGCGGTCGTCTCCGTCGTCTCGGTCGTGGCCTCCGGCTCGGCCGGTGCGTCGCCGGTCTCGGCCTCGGTCTCGTCCGGGGTCTCCTCGGCGGTCTCGGCGGGCGGGTTCACCTCGGCGAGCAGGGCGGCGGCGTCCGCGTCGAGCTGCGCCTGCGCCTCGTCGCGACGGGAGGTCTCCGCCGTCACCGCCACGATGCCGTCGCGCAAGGTCCGCATCTGCGCGACGGTGTCCGCGCTGCGCGGCTCCGCGTTCGCCGCGTCCATCTGCGCGCGCAGCGCCGCGTCCAGCTCGGACAGCTCGTCGGCGGACAGGGCGGCGAGAGCGTCGTTCAGCTCGGTCTCGGCGGCGGTCCGCTCGTCGTCGGTGGTGGCTGCGGCGAGGCGGTTCAGCAGGGCGAGGATCGCGTCCATAGGTGTGCCTTCCGGGCGTGACGGGTCGGGTTATACCTGACCTGCTCACCCGGGCGGCTCCCTGTCCGGCCCGCGATGGCGGTGCGTGTTCGACGCCACCATAGCGCACCGGATGGCGCGCGCAAGCGGGCGTCAGATTTCGGTGACGGCGATGCTGGACGTGATGTCGGTGTCCATGTCGATGACGGTGGTGCCGTCGATGCCGGAGACGCAGCGGGCCACGAGGTACCACTTGTAGTCGCCTTCGGGCAGGCCGCTGCCCTCGTAGGCGAGGTACGAGCCGCCCTGGCCTCCCGCCCCCGCCGTGGGTGAGGTGGAGTCGCCGGACCCGGTCCACGAGGTGAGCATCTCCGGGTTGGAGCCGTCGTCGTCGGTGCGCTTGATCCCCATGCGGAACGAGCCTGCGGTGTTCTCCGCCTTCGGCCACGACGCGGCGATCTGCAACACCCGGCCGCCGTCGGGGACGTGCGCGCTGGCGCCGATGACGTTCGTGTAGGAGGTGGTGGCGTTGCTGTACGAGGTGTCGCGGGACCCGAACCCGATGAGGCCCTTCGGGGCGAGCCGCTTCCAGGTGGTGCCGTTCCACTTCCACACGAGGTCGGTGTCGGTCTCGTCCAGCAGCACTCTCACCCCGGCGGCGGGGACGATCCCCGGCCGTTCGGCGGAGGTCGCCACGATCATGCCGGGCACGAACAGCCCGGAGGCGGACACGCTGGCGGTGTTGCCGTCGTCCGGGTCGAGCACCAGGGACGAGAGGTACGGGTCCCCGACCGCACCCGAGCCGGTGACCGCCACCGCATCGGTAGAGCCGAGCAGGCAAGCGCACTCGTCGTTGTTGATCGCGGTGCCGCAGGCGCAGCGGGCCATCAGGCCCGCCGGTTGAGGGCGAAGGCGGCGAGGTCACGGCGGATCGAGTCGGCGACGTTCACCTTCGGCAGGCCGGGTGGCAGCGACGCCACCACCGTGTCAGCGGCCAGCGGCAGCAGTTCCCGCAGCGGCGCGAGGTCCGCGACCTGCCGGGCCAGCGCCTCGTACTGCCGCACCAGGAACGGCACCGGGGACGGACCGGGAACCAGCGACGCACCCGACGCGGCGAGAGCCCCCCGCGCCGGGAGGCCCGGCGTGGGGACGACGTGCAGCGCCGCCAGACGGGAAGCGCCGCCGACCGGCTGCCAGTGGCCGGACACCTGGGCGCAGGCCGCCACCTCCCACAGCTCGTCCTCGGTCAGGTCGGGTCGCAGCACACCGGCGTACCAGTCGTAGCCGTCGCCGTGCCCCATGGTGACGAGCCCCGCGACGGTGGCGGTGTTGTCGTACGCCGCGCGAACGGCGGCGATGGACAGGCTCGGGTTGGCGACGTGCGCCGAGCCCCGGAAGGTGAGCGGACCGGCCATCACCTTCGACCCGTCGTCCAGGGTGACCGGGGTCAGCAGGAACTCGGAGAAGTCCGGGTCGGTGGGCGCGGTCTGGCAGTCGCCGGGCAGTCCCCGGTGACAGACGGCGGTCGGGTACGCGCCGTAGATGTGCCCGTCGGCGGTGACGGTGAGCGGGTGGTCGGCGGTGAGCCCCTCCGGGGGGCGGAACGCCGACGCCGGGTAGGTGGGCAGCGCCAGCGCGGCGGTCAGGGCCCGCACCGTCTGCGCGGAGGCGACGATCATCACCTCCTCGCACTCGCAGTCCGGGACGGGGCGCTCGACCGCAGGCGGCGCGGCGGTGGCGGTCACGGTGGGGAAGCCGTCGAGCGACACCCGTGCCTGGGAGAAGGCGCCGAGGCCGCACATGGTGGCGCCGCCGATCGCGATACGCGGCGCGCGCATCCTCGCCCGGACGCACCACTCCGGGTTCTCCGGGTCCCACTCGGTGCACTCGTCCACCGTGGGCTCCTCGTATGAGTAGTCCACGCTGACCGCGTTGGCGCCGTTGCTCATGCCGTCGAGCGCGGCCTTCGTCTCCTCCACGGTGTTGTCGAACGAGCCGGTGCCGAGCACCGCGCGGACGCCGTCGGCCACGTCCTCGATGTGGAACTCGTCCAGCCGCCCCACCAGCGCGAGTTCGCCTTCGCCGTGCGCGGAGGACACCTCCCACCACAGCGGCATCGGGAACTCCCGGCGGGGCACGGCCTGGTCGAACAGCCGGTTGAACTCCGGGTCCTCGTCGGTCTCGGCGCCGAGCAGCATCAGTACGGCGTAGAACGGGGTGCGGTCCTCACCGGGTGCAGGTGCAATGGCGGCAACGAGTGCCGTCGCGTCACCGAGGCTGGCGAGTCGGCGGGTGGCGCCATCGGGGCGGCAGACGCTGAACGTGCCGTCGGTGTTGCGTCGGACGCGCAGCGCCCTGGTCGGTGTCGTCACGGCACGTCCTCCGGTGGTGTGGTGAGGTCAGGATGCCACCGCCGCGTCGGCTGCTGCACGACCCGGCCCATCATCGTCCTCCGGGTGGCGGCGTGACGGTCGCGCTCCGCCTTCACCCGGACGATCTTCGCCGGGTCGATCTGTCCGACGCCGAAGATCATGCCTTCCGGGTCGGCGCGGTAGTCCCGCACGCCGCCGATGACCTCGGACCCGTCCTCGTTGACGACGACTTCCAGCGCGAGTCCCAGCGGGTGCAGGAAGCAGCGGTTGACCTCCTGCAAGAAGCCTTCCGAGCGGAACTCGGCCGCCGGGATGCAGCGCACGTCGTCCGTCATGCCGCGTCCTCCGCGCTGTCCTGGTACGCTAGCAGCCGGGAGAAGGAGCACGAGCACGCGGCGTGATCGCCCGGTCGCAGATACGGGATGCCCAGCCAGTCGGCGTCCGGCGGGGTCGCGAGCATTTCATCGTCCCAGAACTGGAACTCCGCCCCGTCCAGCGCCTCGTGCGGTTCGAACGGGCGCGCCGGGTCGCCGTGCTCCCACACCCAGCCCGAGGTCACCACACCGGACGCGGCGAAGACCGCCATGATGTCCGGCCCGTTCGCGACCCCGGCGACGGGCTGGCCGTCGGTGTCCACCACCCCGCCCGCCGAGGTGACGGTCGGGTTCGCGCCTCCGGCGGTGGCGAGGGCGGAGCGCACCAGCGCGGTCGGGACGCGGATCGTCGGGTCGTGCTCCCCCAGCGGCGGGGCGGACGGGTGCGGGTCGTAGAGCCGCTCCCGCGCCAGCGTGAGAAGCCCGGCGGTGAGCAGCCCGGCGGCGGCGGTGCGCCGCTCCGCCGACTCCTCCACCAGCCGGTCCTGCTCCGCCACCGACATGCCGGTCACCCCGGCGGCGATCCGCAGCGCCCGGCGGTACGCGTCGGTGGTCCAGGTGACGAACTTGTCGGACAGGCCGTTGAACGCGCCCGCCAGCAGCTCGTTGTCGGTCATGCCGAGGTCCCCGCCGACGAACTCCTCGCCCAGCGCCGCGACGATGGCGTCCGGCGGCGGGAACTCCATCGTCGCGGCGACGGAGCGAGGCATGGAGTTGCGCGCCCGGGTCCCGGCGCGGCTCAGCGCGGCAGTCAGGGCGTCGTCGGAGCCGATGAGGCAGCGGATCAGCACCTCCCGGTCCAGCGCCGCGAGTCTCCGGCCTGCCGCCGCGAGACGCTCGACGCGCGTCATCGACGCCACCACCGGGGCGGCGTTGCCACCGGCGGGGACCTGCGCCACGTCCTCCGCCGTGTTCGACGCCGGGTCTACCTTCGACTTCGACAGGCGCAGCCATTCCAGGCGCCGCAGAATCTCGTCGTCGTCCGGCATGTCCGCCTCGCTGTAGCCGAGGTCCCGGAGACGGCGCTTCATGGAGATGAGGAACTCGTCATACGCCTGCTTGCTGTTCTCCATCTGGTCCGGCACCGCGACCAGGCCGGACGGGTCGTGCCAGATCACCAGCCGCGACACCAGTTCCGCCGGAAGCCCGGCGAGTCGCCAGGCGGGGCGGAACAGCCCGGAGGTGAGGGAGGCGCACAGCAGCTCCACGTCGGGCTTCGCGTGCTGGTCGAACACGTTCTGCGTGATCTGCGCCGCGCTCCAATGGTTCGTGGTGCCCAGCCCCTCCACCATCTCCGGGGGCAGCGGCAGCCCCTCCACGATCGCGCCCTTCGACTCGGCGCGCAGTTCCGCCGCGACCTTGTCCATGGGGCGGTTCGCTTCGACCAGCCCCGCCACGGCGGACGGGATCAGCTCCGAGGGCATCGTGATCACGGTCTTGGCGACCGCCCCCGGCGCCCCCTCGTCGGTAACCGGGTCCAGGTACGCGCCGTCCAGCTCCTCCAGCGTCGGCGACTCGTCCGGGCGGGTCGGGTCCGGCGCGGGCTTCAGCGCCTCCTGTGGGAAGAACTGCACCCCGGCCGACATGCGTGAGCGCATCTGCGAACGCACCATCCGGGTGGACACGTTCAGCGTGTCGCAGGATTCCAGAATCCCGCGCATCGGCGCGTCCGGCTCCCAGGAGCGACGCGGGTGGGGCCGCCACACCCGCAGTGCGAACGTGCCCGGCGGCAGCAGCTCCCACCGGCCGGTCGGGCCCAGCCTGCTGTACCGGGGGCCGGTCTCGTCGGCGGGGGCCTGGCGCAGTTCCTCCACCGAGAGGACAGTCCACTCCTCGTCGGCGGTGGTGAGGTCGTTCTGCTCCAACGGGTAGCCGACAAGGTTGCACTCCCCGGCGATCTGCAGGTTGAGGTCCAGGTCGTGCAGGATCGCCGCCTGCCCGCCCTGGGTTGCTTGCAGCCGGTCCAGCTCATCGACGGCGACTCGGGCCTGCGCGACGGTGAGCGCGTTGGGCCGCCCCGGGTTGCCCTGGTCGTCGGGCTCGACAGGCCTGGTGGCTTCGGTCATCACCTCGGTGGGGCGCTCCTCCTCGTCGGAGACGACGTAGCCGACGTAGAGCCGCACCCGCGCCACGAGGTCCGCGTGGAGGTTGAGGCCTTTCTTCACCAGCCAGACGAGGTCGTAGTAGTCGTACGCGTCGGACTGCCACTCCTTCGGCTTGCGGACGGTGACCGCGTCGGTGCCGGTGGCCGCTGCCCGGGGGGTCTTGTAGGGGACGGCTGCGGCGACGACGGGCTCAGGCTTGCGGCGGGTGAAAGGCCAGGCCACCGCTACGCCTCCGTGGTGTGTCGGGCGGGTTCACCCGAAGGGTAGTGCCTCGGGGGTCACTTGTGGGTAGCGCGTCCCGTCACCCACGGTTCAGCCGTTCCTCCATGCCGGTGAGCAGCCCGGCCACGGCGGACACCGCGAGCGCCAGGGATGCGGCCCGCCATGCCCGGGGTGCGACCTTGCGCGCGGCGACGATCCCGAGCCCCACGTACGTCGAGGCGCACCACGCGCATTCCAGTACCTGCCCCCACGGCGGGTGCTGCGCCAGCGTCTTCTCCGCGCGGTCGCGGAGCCCGGCGAGGGGCGGGAAGTCGCGGGAGTCGTCCAGCGCCACCCGGGTCAGGCGGTAACCGGCGAGCAGGTCGCAGAGAAGGTCACGCATCGGCTCGGATCGACTCCATAACCCGCCGCGCTCGCCGCGTACCCGCCTTGCGCTGCTGCCAGCGGGTCGGTCGCCCAGCCGACGCAGCGACGGCGTCGCGCACCATCTTGCGATGCGCGGCTCGCGCTGTCAGGCCCCGGCGAGCGAACCGGCACTGCTCGGACTCTGCCTGCCACGGACGGTGCGGTCGGCGCAGTAGTCGCAGATCACGGGCCATCTGGCGCAGCCAGACCGCGCGTCCGACATACCGGCTTCCGTTGTCGGCCCGGGGGCTGGCCTGCCGCCCCGTGATCAGGCCCCGCACGTTGTACCAGCGGGGCCACCAGCGGTGCGTCCACCAGCCGATCCGGTACGGAGCCGTCGAGCCGTGGAACTTCACGCGTCCACCCGCCCCGGGACGCTCATCGTCGCGAGCGCCGCCGGGACCCCGCCGGAGCAGCCACAGCCGCGCTCCACCTTCCACTCGCCCTCGGCGGTGAGCAGCGTCCACGGCCGGGACCGGGCCGGGGCTTGCGGGCTGCGTCCGGTGTCGATGGAGGTCACGCCGGACGCGTAGCGCAGCACTGCTGTCTTGCCGTCGGCGCCGTACGCCTCCACCCGGTCCGGCCAGATGAACACCCGCAGGTTGCCGTGGGTCTTGCCGTCGGCGGTGCGGAGCACGGCGGGCTTCACGTCCGCGAGGAGGGTCACGCGAGTTCTCCGACAGGCTCGGCCTCGTCAGCGAAGGCACGCTTGCTGATCAGGTCGGCGTAGTGCTCAAGCCACTGCGCCTCTTGGGCGAACGCCTTCCCGCCGAACTCGGCTCCGCCGACGCGGCAGCGGAACGCGACGGAGCGCATCCACTCGACCACCTCATCGAGAACCGTCCCGCCGTCGTGCAACCCCTGCTCGTACGAGGCCCGGCACGCGGGGTGTGCCTCCACTGCGCCAACAGACCGGACGTCCGGCTTGCCGCACAGGTAGCAGGCGACTTCCGGCGAAGGCATGGCGCAGCCCGGGCCGTAGGTGTGGCCGCCGGGCGAGCAGACCGCCGGGTCGCAGCGGTTGTACTCGTCCTCTCGTTCCTTACCCATACCGGTGCTCCTCCGCGAGGCCGTCCGCACGTACTCTTTGGCGAGCCGCCGCGCTTCGTCCCGTGAGTCGGCGAGGCCGCCGTCGAACCGCCATGTACGCGTCGCAGGGACGCCCACCCACCACCACTGCGCCTTGTGGTGGGCGGCGACTGCGGGCCCGCGCCGACGCCGGTGACGCGGTGTCGCACTGGCACTTGCGGAGCCGGAAGCCGACAAGCAGCGGCAGCGGGACGGCGATCTGCCAGCCGAGTTCCGCCGGATGGGCCGGGTCGAACGCTCGCACCTCGGCGCTCGCCGCAGGGTCCATGCCGGGACTGTACCGCCTCACCCCAGCCCCCGGCCACGGACCGTCGGGGTCTTCCCCACCCGGCGGGCGCTCTTGTGGACAACCGCCGGGCCGCCCCGGGTGTAGAACGCCAGCAGCAGCGCGTCCGCGTCGTCCGGCGAGCGGCCGATCCGCTTCCGCGTGTCGTCCTTGTCCTCCACCTTCACCCGGCCCGACGAGTCGATGCCGTACTTCGGCGCGGTGAGCTGCGCGATCGTCGCGTCGTCCACCGCCGAGAGGTCCCAGCCGCCGCTCTCGGTCAGCTCGCGGCCGATCTCCCACCAGAGCTGGTCACGGAGTTTCGGGAACATCTGCGGCCGGGTCGAGGAGCGGCCGACGTTCACCGCCTCCACCCGGGCCTGGTGCCTGCCTTCCCGCCGGAGTTCTTCCAGGCGGTCGGCGACGCCCTGGCCGATGCCGATGCTGTCCACCTTGACCGCTGTGGCGCCGGTCTCGGTGATCGCCGCCATCACCTTGCCGACGACCAGCATGGTGTCGGTGCCGTGGTCCTTCCACACCCGGCCCGCGACGGGGCCCCGGCGTTCCCGGATCACCGTCTCGTCGCCGCCACCGCCCACGTCAACGCCGAGTTCCACCGGGCCACCGGGCTCCATCGGGGTGCGCTGGCATTCCAGGGCCTTCGACAGCCGCACGACGGTGTCCTCGGCGTTGTCGGGGAACTGACCGAGCACCTTGCTCTGGTACAGCGGGCTGTTCTCGCCCCACTCGGTGCGCTTCTCCTCCACCCACGACGCGGCGGCCAGGTCATGGCGCAGCTCGTCGGGCACTTCCTCGCCGGTCAGGTTCGGGCTGTCGAGCACAGACAGGCCTATCACCTGCCAGCCCGAGTCCGGCTGGCAGACGGTCGCGAAGTGGCTGGACGGGTCGTCGGGGTTGCCGATGGCGAGAATCTTGCAGCCCTCGTTGGAGGTGAGCGAGTCGGCCGCTTCCCACAGGTCGGCGGGGATGCCCCCGGCCTCATCGAGGATGACCAGCACGTACCGGGCGTGGATGCCCTGGAACGCCTCGGGGCTGTAATCGGCGGGCTTGCGGCCGAACGCGACGATCTCGTCACCGATCCACCACTCGGTCTGGTTCACCCGGCCGGGAAGCCTGCCTTTGCGGTGCGCCCGGCCGATGTAGCGCCAGAGGATCGCGCGGACCTGCGACCCCGTCGGTGCGGTGTTGCCGCACCAGACCGGAGAACCGTTTCTGCGAACGTACAGAACCTCGTTTGGTACCGAAACGCACCGGACCATGCCGGTGTACCGAGACCGCTCAACGTGAACGCTCCTGCACTCTGCTCGGTTGAGCGCGAGGTAGTAGGCGTCCCTCTGCGACGAGGCGGGGATATCGCGCCCCTCGATGCGACAGTCGCGGGGGGCACGGCGCCTGATCGTGGCGTACGCTCCCACCTTCTGCGCCACTTCTTGCAGGTCGTCGGCGAGTCGAGAACTGACCGTGCAAGCGCGCCATGCCCCGGACTTCTTGTCCTGCCACCCATCCCCGAGAAGGTAAAAGTGGAGCAGGGCCTCTAATTCCTCGCGACCCCAGTCCTTCACCTCGGCCGGAATGTGCTTGTCGCCCGCCTTGCCGAGGACGCGGAGGTAGTGCCATAGATCCGAGCACGAGAACACGAACGTCTTGCCCTGATCGTGATTAGGTTCCCGCCCGAGCATCCGTGTGAGTAAGTCCCGGTAGGGCTCGTATCCCTTCGTCCCCGGAAGTTGCGTCAGCGCGATTGGCCCACTGGGCGGGTTGGAGCCCACCCGGGACTTACGGCCGGACTTGCTGACGTGCTTCCGCGCAGGCCCTAGGCTGCCCTCTGCGAGCCACGCGCCCAGGAAGGACGCGAAGGTTACGGAGTCCCATTCGTAACGCCCGAACTTCACCGACCGGGGCGCCTCACCCTTCCACCGCGAGAGCGCCGGTAGCTCCGCTCCGCGCCGGGTGATCTTCTCGGCGGGCTTCAGGATCTCCCCACTCGTTCCCTTCGCGTAGTCCCGCCATTTGACCAGCATCCGGTGGTTGGGGGTCACCCGAAGGTGCAGTGATGCAGCCCTGACGTCTACTACCTCGCCATCCCAGGGGGCTTCGTGGTAGCGATACGCGGGCTGCCACTCGAACTCCTTGGTCACTTGGTTGCGCGTGGCGAACAAGTCGCCTTCTGGCCCGACACGAACGTCGCGAAAGAACTTCCAACCGTCCTTCGTCAGCACTTCCGTGTCGTCCGTGTAGCAGGTAACCACGAACGCCTCGCCGGGTTCGTGGGAGTCGAGCCACCACGCGGCGAGCCGCGAGGCCACGAACGACTTCCCCACGTTGTGTCCGGAATGTACCGCCGTGCGCCGGTTGTCCCGTACGGCCTCGGCGATCTGGCGCTGCCGGGACCACAGGTACTCCTTGAGCCGGTAGTCCACCCAGCCGACGGGGTCCGTGGTCCAGTCCCGCGCCGTGTCCTCGTAGCGGCGGGCCGCCGCCTCCCACAGTGAGGTCACGGCTACCGGTAGAGCGCCGGGTCGTTGTACCCGTACGGCAGGTTCCCGTCGCTGGCGCACTGCGCGAGGGCGTCCCAGAACTTGCCGTCGTCCTGCGGGTGGCCGATGCGAGCGCTGAAGTACGCCTGGCAGGTGCGGTAGTCGGGGTGGGGCCTGTCCCCGGCGAGCATGGCGACGAGCCCGACGAGCAGCAGGGCTGCACAGACGGCGGCGACACGGGCGGTGGTCATCACGTCAAGGTAGACGTGAAGGTGAAGGTCCATTCCCCCTCGCCGGTCTGCACGAGCGGCACGTCCACGACCTGCACCCACTCGTCCCAGGTGCAGACGATCGGCCCGGCAGGCGTGACGGGCTCCGGCTGACGGGCGTACGAGCTGCTCACCGTCGTCCACCCTTCCGTACGGGCCGCTGGCGCGACGCCCGGGTGGAGCGCCAGCCACATGCGGCGCCGAGGAGAAAGGTGCCCAGGACCCCGGTCGCCACGAGCAGGCCTGCGATCATCGCGCACCCGGCTTCGGCACGGGCCGAGCCTCGCGCGTGTCCGGCGTCGCCATGAACCCAGCCAGCGGAGGCGGGGACGGGTTCGCAAGGAAATGCGCCAGCGCCCAGCGGACCACCGTGGCCTCCCCGACGCCCCACTGCTTCGCGTAGGAGGCGAGCGCGGCGCGACCCTCCGGGGTCATGCGGGTGACGACGCGCTCGGTCCGGCCGTCCCGGCTCACCGGGGGAAGCAGGCGAACGGGTCGTCGGGCACGAACCGCACCTGCGCCACGTCGAGGGAGTGGACGACCAGCGCCCAGGTCTCGTCCGACGCGGACTTGAGCCCCGCCGTCTTCAACGCAAGGGCCTTCGTCTCGTCGCTCATCGCGGCGGCCGTCGGTGCGTCGCATCCCGCTTCGCGAAGCACTGCGACCAGAGCCGTGACCTTCCGCTCCCGCGCGGCCTGCTCGTACAGGTTCGTCGTCATGAGAACAATGATACGCCGTTGGCTGCCACAAGACAACAGTCGGCATATCCTGGCGCATCCCTACCCGAGCGCCCGCAGCTCCGCCGTCACCGCCTCCACCGCCGCCGGGGACCCCGGATCGACCCCCAGCCGGGCCAGCACCCCGCGCAGCACCGCCACTACCTGCTCCGCCTGCCGCTCCGCCAGCCTGACCTGGCGCTCCGCCAGACCGGCGGCGATGGCCTTCGTCGCGAACGACGCGCAGCGGTCCCGCTCCATCCCTTCCAGCATCACCAGGCCCCGGATCGCCTCCTCCACCGGCACCGTGTCACCGCCCCTGGTGACCGCCAGCTTGTGCCCGATGAGCGCGCGCAGGCCCCTCGGCAGCGGAAACGACCGCTCGTTCCCCGGCTCGTCGGGGTCCTCGTGCTCCGCCGTGTCGTACGCCTGATGGAGCAGGTTCCCGTACAGGGCGCAGCGGGCGGCGGACTGGCTGACCAGCCGCAGCAGCACCTCGCCGGGGTCGACGGTGGTGTCGCCGAGGCCCCATTCGGCGAGTTCCGCTCTCACCATGGCCTTCCTCCGGACCTGCGGTGCCCGTCCGCCGTGGTCCTGGCAGACGGTGGCTCCGCGCATCGGCGGATGGCCGCAGGGCTCCCCGCGAACGTTGTGCCCGGTACAGCGGCGGGCCATCTAGGGTGCCGGGGCACTATGGGTGCCTGGTGAGGGTGAGCGTAGTTCGCTCAAGTTGAGTGCGTAGGCCCGGTGACCCGGGAGCATGACGACGGGCCTGGTGTCGCCGTACCGTCCGTCGCGTCCCCACAGGAGCCCGGGGAGGAGCCTCGCGTGGTTCGCGTAGAGCGTCTCCGCCGTGAGCGGCCCGAGCCGGTGCACGGTCCGGTAGCCGGGCGGTACAGCGGGCTTGTCGTACCACCGGAGCAGCAACCGTGGGAGCCTGCCGCGAGCGGCCCTCCCGGCATCGGCGACGCGCCGCCTGGCCCTTCGCCCGGGCCGGGTGGTCTTGGTCCACACCTGCCACGTCGCGAGGGCGAGCACAAGTATCACTGCGAGCACGGTGACCTCTATCCGGGCGGGAGGGCGACGCAGACCATGGTCCACGACTCGTACCCGGTGAAGGTCTCCACCCAGGAGCAGACGGGGACGAGAGGGGCCGGGGCGTCGGGGCCGCCACACTCGCGGGCGGTGAGCTGGGCGGAGTCGTGGGTGACGCAGGCGATGGGGTCGGCGTGCGCCACCGGCGTGAAGGCGAGCAGCAGGAGGAGTGGGAGGGTTCTCACTCGTGCAGGGTAGCGCGCGTCAGTCGCCGAACGCAGCGTCTCGGTCCTCGTAGGACGCGAACTCCGTCCGGGCGATGATCACCCAGTCGCGCCCGCCGATGAACGTGATGCGCTCGACGGTCCACCCCTCGGTGTACTCGTTGAGGGTGGCTTCCAGTTTGTCGGTGGTGACCTTCTTCACGTCCCACCCGACGAGTCCCGCTGGCGGTGTCGTCCCGAGGTTCACTGCGCGCCTCCTTGGCGGCTTCCGCCCCGGCGCTGTGCCGGGTGGCTGTGTCGGACGACCGACGGTGTTTCATGCGTCGAGTACGAGACGGTCACGGGGCTCTCCCCCGGCACCATGCCGTGCGGTCGCCCAACGATGTGACCGTACACCAGGGCTCCGACGGTCGTCAGCCCCCGGGGATGAGTCCGAGGGCTGACGTTGCGCTGATGCGTCCGGTGCGTGGGGGCCACGGTCCGGACATCACCCCGGACCCCCGGACTCCGACGGCGCGGGCGGGACCGGGTCTGACTGTACCCGAGCGCTGCCGCGCGGGCGAGAGTGTCAGGTACCCGGATCGGACCCGGCGGCGTGGGCGCGTCGGCGTAGCTCTCGTTGGCGCTCGTTCTTCGCCGTCCTGCACTCGTCGCACTTGCATCCCCGGCTGTAGCCCCCGTAGCCATGGCTGGCGATGGCCCGCTGCCCCCACGCCGGGCCGGGTCCGTAGCGGAGCCGTCGGCGGGTGCCTTCGGTGGTCGCCCCCCAGATGCCTTGCAGCGCGGGCCGCTCCATTGCGAACTGGAAGCACCGCGCGACGACGGGGCAGTTCCGGCAGAGCCGGAGTGCCCGGCGGTTGTGCTCGCCGAAGACGCCTTTCTCCGGGAAGAAGTCCTCCGGTTCGACGGTGGTGCAGGGCAGGTGAACGTCCGGCGGGGGGAAGGCGTCGTCGGTCATCCGGCCAGAGACGGGCGGTTCTCCCGCCAGTCGGGCCGCAGGGCGTCCTTCAAGGCGAGGCAGGACGGCTGGCCACACACCACAAGCGGCCAGCGATCGTGGGCCTCTCGGTGTAGCGCCTGGGCCGCGTCCCACGCCACGCTGTCGTCTTCCCGTTCCTCGCGGCACCCCAGCTGGTCCTCGGTGCCTGCGAGGTCCCAGCGGAGTTCGGTGATCAGGGCCTCGGCGGTCTTGAGACGCTCCGCCACCTCGATCCAAGCGGCGTCGGCGGGGTTCCCGCGCCACGCGTTGAGCGCGGCCCGCAGCGCGTCGAGTTCCGCCATCACATCTCCAGGTCGAGGAGGTCCAGTTCCTCGCCGAAGGCCGGGTCGATGGCCTCCTTGCGCACCTTCGGCTTCGCGACCTTCGGCTTGACCCGCCTGCTGTCGGTGCCCGGCGGCGGGGTGAGGCGCAGGTGGTCCTTGGCGATGCGCTCCGGCGTGCCGTCCCCGAGCGTGACGAGGATGCGCCCGTAGGGGTCGGGAGCCTCGTCGGCGACGACCATGCCAACGCCGTACTCGGCGTAGCGGCGGGCGAGCACGGCGCCATCCCAGGTGTTCGCGAACCACACGCGGTGCCCGGCTGTCCAGCCGACGATCTTCTTCCGGTCAACCACCAGACACCTCCGGCGGGTAGACGCGCAGCATCGGCGGCTTCCGGCTGCCGCTGACCTTCTCGCCGAAGAGGACGTAGTAGGCGGGGACGTATCGGCGTCCTTCCTTCACCCGTCTGACCAGGACGGCGGCGGTGTCAGAGGTACATGCGAGGCTGTACAGCACGTTCCACTCGTCCGGGTCGAGGCGACCATCGGTCTTCGACTGCACGAGGACGGCCGGGAGCCAGTACGTACCGGTACCGTCGGTGGTCCAACGAGGGCCGGGGGAGCGCAACGAGTACAGCGCCATCAGGTCCAGCGGCGTCTTGCTGGCGGTGGACCGGCTGACGACGTAGCCGCGTGCCGCGAGGTCGTCGCGGACGGCCCGCTCGAACTGCGCGCCACGCTGCGAATTGGAGGCCATCTACGCGTACCGCGCGGCGACGGCGGTGTAGTCGGCGGCGGTCTCCGACGTGCAGTGCCAGCCCCCGGCGACCGGGCACCAGTAGACGCGCAGGGCTCCGATGCGGTGGCCGACCCCGGCGGCTTGGCGGTAGCGGCGGAAGGTCGTCTTGCCGCAGCGGCACCGGCCTGCGGTGCGGGCTCCCGTGTGGGCCATGCCGGGGACGGTACCGGGCCGAACCTGGGTCGTCAAGGCTGACCGACGAGGCGAGACGCCTGGACAACGTGTGCGGCGGCGGTGGTAGCCTGCCCCTGGAAACGACGAACGCCCCCGGCTCGGACAGTCAAGGGCGCTCGTCATCGTGTAGCGACAGGAGCAGTGTACCCCATGGGCGAACCGGCCGCACAAGCGGCCACCATCGGCTCCCTCCTCGCCACCCTGGGCCAGATCGAGCGCACGTCGGCTCGTATCGAGCGGCTCGCCGCGAGCCAGGCAGACGCCGAGGCGCAGCTTGCCTGCGCCGCACATCGTGCGTACAGGACGGGTGAGGCCACCTTCGCGGACATCGCGGCGATCTACCAACGCCTGCGACTCACGGGCCTGGTCGGCTTCTCGAAACGATGGGACGCCGAGGTCACCACGTCCGAGATTCGCTCGGGCGTGCTGGGGCGTGGCGCGCGGGTGACCCCGAACGGGTCTCATGGCACCTGGGAAGGCGCCTGGCCGCTCGGGGATGAGCCTGCACCGGTCACCGGCACGTCGGTCGTCTACGTGCTCTACGACGCGAGCAACGCCCCCTGCTACGTCGGCTCGACGTTCCGGTTCCGTTCGCGCTTGCACCACCACGCGAAGGATGGAAAGCGTTTCGTTCGGTGGGTCGCGCATCCTTGCCGGGACCGCGAGGAAGCCTATGCCTTGGAGACACGGCTGCTCCGTGAGCACCGGCCCTACCTGAACCGTAAGACGGGGCGCTGACATGCCGCCCTGACTTGCGCCTCCTCCGACAAGCACGGGGTCGAGGAGGACGGCGTGGGTAGACCGGCCAACCGGACCGGGAGCCACGCAGGTCAACTCCCGGATCATCGTTCTGTCACGGCCTGGCCCCGGACTTCGTGGGGGGGTAGGGGGGGCAGCGGTTTGTCAAGAACGAGGTGGGGTGGCTGGGCGGGAGCCCAGCGCGGTTACTCCGCTGAGTCACCGGGCGTAGGCGCGGTTGAGAGCCAGGTATCCCGCTGTGGTCAGGTTCGGCGACTGGCTCCGAGCGCAAGGCGCGGTTGAGAGCCCCGGTCAAGGTCAACACCGGCAGCGACGAGAAGGACGGTCAGGGCGAAGTCCCCGGCCACCACCGTTCGGCGTCCTCGGCCGGGAGCGGGTGGCCGGTCCGGGCGAGGAACCGGGCAGCGAAGTCGGCCCGGTGCTCCCGGCGTGCGTCGGCCGCCTCGGATGCCGGGAGGAGGCGGAGCAGGCCGGTGGTCACGAGACGGGCTTCCACGGGCCGACGACCCGGCGCACCACAGCGTCGGGTGGGCGATGAGTCCTGCTCCGCCACCGGAGGCTGTCGGCCTCGTCGTTGGTGCGCGAGACGTGTCCGGTGGCCCAGCGCACGCCCCACTCGACCTCGGAGCCCTCTTCTTCGGCGAACGCGGCCCGGAAGGCGAGGTCGCGGGCTGCATCCCGCTCCGCTTCGGTGCGGTTCAGGGCGTCGAGCAGCAGCCGCAGGTCAGAACCCAGCGGGTCGCCGGGTCCGTGGTCGTATGTCTCCCATGCGGTCGCGTTCGTACGGTTCGACCACGCTGTCAGCCGGACGCGGGCCTCTTCGAGAGGGGTCATCAGAACGGCTCGTATTCGAGGACGTGCCACACGAAGCCGTCGCAGTGGGCGGTGCCCCGGTAGGTGAAGCCGGGCGGAAACTCGTGTCCGGTACCGATGGTCCGGAGCACGACCGGACACTCGGGCTCGCCGGGCTGGCAGAGAATCCACACGCACGGCTGCCCGCCCTGCTCGGCGACGTGCAGCACCCTGCCGTAGCCCGGCGTCCGGAGCGTCTGCACCTTGTCTGTGACGCCGAGCGAGTACTTCCAGATCGCGCTCATTCGGCTCCCGCCGTCTCTGTAAGGGCACGAGCAGCAGCGAGGTCAGCGTTCGCCAGGCAGTCGCACGGCTTGGTCGCGCCCGCATGAGTCGGTGGGTCCAACCGGGCACAGTCGAAGTAGTGCAGCGGTCCGGCGTCCTGCATCTGCCCGAGCGCGCCGGTCAGGGCTTCGACAGCCCGAGCGAACCCAGCGGCCTCACCGGCAGCGAAACCGACCTCGGCCGCAGCGTCCAGCGTGGCCCCACCCGGCTGCCACGCAGCCAACCTGCCCGCCTCTCGCGCCTTCGCCCGTACGTCGCTGGGGAGGCGTACCGGGGTGGTCACAGGCGCCGTCCTCTCGCTTGCTGCTCCCGGTGCCGGGCCAGCAGGGACCTGCGGCAATGGCCCGGTCGGCGTCTTCGGGGAGCCGCCGTCGCGCCCGCTCACGACGGCTCCCCAGGGCCGAACAGCGCCCGGTAAATGCGGTCAACGTTCCGACGGCGCGCATCGCCGGAGCCTTGCAGCACCGGGGACAGAAGCGCGGCAACCCGCTCGCTGTCCGGCTTCTCCACAAGGGAGACCGGGCGAAGGTCGGACGCGACCGTGTACTCCCGGGCGTTGCTGCCGTGCGCCTGCCAGATCAGATCGAGACCCTGGGTACTGCCCATCCCCCGGCCGACATAGAGCCCGAGCCGTCCGTCCCGGTGCGCCACCGGTTGCCCCGGCGTCAACGCGGCGGCGTCGCGGGCCAGCCGCTCCAAGTCGCCCTCGGAGTCGTCGTAGGTGACCGGAGCGGGGACGGCGGCAGGTCCGCTGGACGCTGCGGGGGTGGGAAGCGACGCGAGGCGCTCGCGCAGAACGGCGGCGGCCGGGCCCAGGCATTGCCACCCGTCCTGCAACTGGCCGTGCTCCTGCTCGTAGCGGTCCAGCACCGCGAGTGCCTCGGCGAGCGCAGCACGGGCGGCGGCAACCTCCCGGGATTCGCGAGGTTCCGCGTCCGGCAAGAAGCGGGCCGGGATGTCGTAGCGCGACGGCTCGCCCTCGTGGTCAGGGTCGAGGACTTCGACCCACTCGGCATTCGGGACCGTCTCGACCGTCAGCCGGTGCCCGTTGAGCACCACCACGTCCCCGACCGCGAACCGGCTCACGGCGTGCTCGTCGTGCGCCCGGGGACGTACGGGGACTGTCGCCGCGAGGAGGAGCGGCGACAAGGGCCAGCCTGGTAGACGGCCCGGGCTGTGTCGCACGCCTCCCGGGTTCGGTGGCGACGGGAGAACCACCCCGCGTCGCGCGCCTCCTGACGAGTCGCGTATCGGCTCTGGCTCATGACGCCATCCTTCCACTCGCCCACCCGACTGTCAAGTGCGCCCGACGTGTCGTGGTCCGTCACAGCCCCTGCGGGTACTCTCTTGGGTAGACGCCGTACCGCTCCCTGTACACCTCGCGGTAGAGGGCCTCGCGGGCGCGCTGCTCGTCGGCCTCATAGATGTCCGTCACAGCGCGACCAGGGCCTCGTCCAGCGCGTCCTCCTGCCGCCGGGCCGACGAGTGCAGGTGCCGTACCGGGGTCGTCTCGGCGGCGAGGGTGCGGATGTCGGTGTCGCGGAGCCGGGCGGACTCGGTGAGGAGCTGGTAGCCGAGGTCCCGGTAGCGGTCGGCGAGTTCGAGGCGCCGCCGGTTGGCGGTGCGCGCCGGGTCAGCGCCCATCGCCGGGCTCCCGGCTGTTCGC